TCTGTCAGGTAATCTTACCCCGTATCAGGCACGGAAGCGGATGGCAGAAGAGGAGAAGCGTATGCAACAAGAATGGGAAGAATGTGGCAAGGATGCCCAAACCCTATTCGATGAAATGTTCGGAGGTTGATGTTATGTTGACTCGTGATGAGATTAACAAACAGTTGCAAGATCTTCGCACCGAACGTGATGCTGCTCTCCGTCAAGTTGACCTCATTCAAGACTGCATGAATGAGTTAATGCGGAAGCGCAAACTATTAGCACTCTTATCAAAGTGATCCCCATGCACATCATCGCCACATCAAATCGTATCATCAATGGTATCAACACACCTGTCGTAACTGTTGACGGGTTTGATATAGATACCATTGAAGATCGTCGTGAACGACTGAGAGCAGATATTAGCAAGTTGCAAGCAAAACTAGATACATTCGATCAAATGGCAGACATGTTAGATAATGAGTGGGCAAGATTACAAGAGAGCAAAGGATTTTAATGTGTGGTATTGCCCTGGTACATAGTAAGCGAGAAAAGATTAAGCATCGTTTACTATCAGTTGCCAATGAAGAACTAGGCATCCGTGGACCTACATCGTGCACACATTATTTGAGCAACGATGTATACATGTTTCAGAGTATCCTAGCGATTCAGAGTGAACCAAAGGATCGAGGTTTTGCTCAACTTCCTCATCATTATGATGTGACATTGTATAATGGTGAGATCTACGATGCTGATGAGAATGAGATCATCAAGGATGTGAATCGTGATAAACGGTTAGCATCTGTTGATGGCATGTTTAGCATCGTGAATGTTAAGTGCAACGGGCAATGGTTTGATGTTAATGCTTATCGTGATCTGATTGGTGAGAAGAGATTATATTATTATGATAGCAAAAATCTATTCGTCATAGCATCTACACCGCGATTCATCTTCGAGGTGATGCGATTGTATGGTGAAACACAAGAGATCGACACAGTTGCATTGCAAGACTATTATGTGATGCGACATGGAATCACAAATAAGACGGGGATTCGTGGTGTTGAGATGTTACCACCGGGGAGCAAACTAACATACAACAAAAGAGGAGTCAAGATTGAAAAGTTATGGAGTACGAGACAATATCTCAGAACTGATCTAACTCGTGAGTTATGTAAGATTGACTTTGACACATATGTGAGTCAGTTGCATGAGTTACTATCAAGAACGATGCGAAATATGCATCAGAAAGTTCGTCCTAATATCGATACATTCAGTGTTGTCAGTGGTGGTGTTGATTCATCGTTGGTGACATATTATGCAGAAAACTGTGGGATTGATATTGTTAGTGCACTGACACTAACATTTGATGGAAAGGATACAATAGCACAGCAAGCGCATCATTTATTCAAACATCTAGAGTGTAGACAATGGAGTGAGAATGTAGATCGTGAGTTATACTATGATGCATATCTTGAATCATTGAGAGTATGTCTAGAACCAATCTCATCACATGATTTTGCAAGCGCATATGTGTTGTATGGGATGACATCACCTGGCAGCATTATCTACACGGGTGATTGTGCTGATGAGATATTCTTAGGATATAAGTATTATTCAAACTGCATCACTAGTGAATATGCATTGCCTGTAAGAAGTGATTTTAAATATCAACGATTGCAGGAGATTGAGGATGATTATGAGTATGCATATCATTTCTTTATGGACAATAAGTATACATCAAGAGATGCACATGCAAAGGCAGCAAGTTTTGTAGATGTGACATATCAGGTGCCTAACTCTACATTATTGAGTGCAGATCTCATCGGTGGTGCACATGGAGTAGAAGTGAGGACACCATTTATCAGAAAACATATGCTAGAATATGGATTAAACTCACCCATACATTTAACACAAAATAAGAAAGGACTGAACGAGTTATTTGCGAAAAGTTTCAACAAACGAGCACCAATCAAGCAAGGATTCAGTGGACATCCCAATGCAATGTTCATGCACTTGGATAACATTGATGAAGCAGAGATCATCTTTGGCACATTAACAAACAAAGGACATTCTATGTCAACTGATGTAGAATGGAAATACATCAACACACAACATTTTATCAACTCGATTTACCATGTCTAAGATCTACAAAGTCACCACATATATCAGAAGCAATACTGATGTGAAGAAATGGTTTGATGATACATTGGAAGAGTATTTGGAAGATGATGAATACATTTTAGAGACCAAGGTTGAACCAGTTGGAGAGGTGGCACAGCAGAGCACCTAAATCACCCTGAGCACCCTGTAGAATAACCTCAGTTAAGCGAAACGAGATGATCCGACGCCATGCCACTGCTGCCGACTTCGAAGCGTGGGAGACTGCTGCAAACGCCATGAGCGATGCTGAGTTAATCTACGCTGCAAAGGACTGCCGCAAGGTTGAAGCACTATGGCGTCACCATGATCCCATGGTAGAAGGATTCTACAGCGATCAGGCATCCACTTATGGAACTGTCCTTAACCGCCGCCGAATCAACCGCTGACCCTGTAGGATAAGGACAACAAACAAACACACCAACTATGGCAACTCCAATCTTTACTATCTCACCTGAAATGCAATCATCCTGGGATGACATCATGAACCAAATGTCTACCTTTGTTGTTGATACTTTTGCTGACATTGATATGTCATATGATTGGGTATGTGAGATGTTAGATATTGATGGATTTGTTGAGAACAAAGAAGCATGGAATGATTTCTGGAATAAGTATCAAGATGCTGCTGATCTTGCTGGCATTGATAACAACCGGATCCTTTGGCATGATGCTCA